GAATATGTGTTGTCTGGTAATTTTGTCACCAATGCCCCATTAACATTAACATATGTCAAGGATAATATCGGTGCTTCACCACAGAGCTATACCTATAGCATAACAAAGGATGAAGTGAACGCTAGAATACTAATAGTCAAGAATGATGTCATTGAAGTGTATGATGCATCTAATTATACTGATTGTGATAATTTATTATTGATCGATCAGATACCTTTAAAACCGACTGATATCAACAACAACATTTGGAACACTACCAAATACAAATTCAATTCACCTAACATTAAATTTAACGATTATTACACCATCGTTAATTCTAATAATCCAGAATACATCAAATTTGGTAAAAATCTTAGAACATATATTCAAAATAATGTGTTGTATTTGATTAATAAGTATTCCAGTAAGATATATCAAAGCATCGATATGGTCAAATATAATCTACAGGATATCGTAGATATTGATATTAGATCCACAGATGATTTTGTCATGGTGTTACATGATATCGATAATAATTTACAATTAACTACATTCGATCCTCAATTATTAGATACGACGATCAAAACTCAATCTATTTCAGCTACAACTCAAGCATCTGAATCATATAATATAAAATTTTCAGAAGTTGATTCTAATATGTTTGTGTTATATAGTGATAAAGAATATCAGACTCGTTATTTTTCTAAACCAGCATATCCATCTGGTCGTTTAGAGACTTGTGATCTATTTTATCCTGAAAATAGTAAGTGGAATAATACATTTCAACAATATAGATACATTCCAATGAAATGGAATAGTGGTAATTTGAAATCTAATAGTTATAATAGTATCAACACTGTTGAGTGTATTGCAAATGATAAACAATACATGATCGCCCACAATATTGGCAGGATTTATGCGTTTAATCAACCGATGGCTCAGAGATATCTGAATGCATTGCCATTAGATCTAGTGAAAAACTTCACTGGAACAACATGTAACAAGTCTTCATTGGGATTATACTTCAATTCAGCATTATCCAATATTATCAAAGATACTTTAGACATGTTTGCCAAATCTACCAATTCATTCGAATTAGGTGAAAGAGAATTAATTTACAAGCAACTTCAATCTGTGATATTGGATTCAGTGAACTTATATATGAATGGAAATGAGACATTTAATGTCATTGTATTGCAGAGAACTATTTCAACTATCACAAATATTCAGAAAATTTTGTTACCAACTGAGAAATAAATTGCTTTAATGATCTATTTGGTTAAATAATTTCAATGAGCGAATCACTTAATGACCAATATATCGCAGACACCTTCACTGGGTTACTACATTCAGATGGAAGTCTTGTAACGACTGGACAATCTCCTATTTTTGATGGCAATGGAACTCAATCTGCACTATCTTTAGGTAAGACTGGTAATGGTGCAAGCGTATCTGGTGTATTATCTGTAGATAATACCACTCAAACTAATTCTTTAAAGGTTGCAAGTGTCACATATCCAATTAATAACGCCACAGTAAATGATTTAGTCTTTGCAAGCACTGCTGAACAATTAGCATTTGTTAGTTATAAGAATTTTATCGCAGCATTGGGTGGATTTAATGGGAATGGAACTTATACTGCACCTACAATAACTTTCCAAAATGGTGTGATTACCAATATTGAATCGGCTGATACTGTGGCAGCTCATGGTATCAGAACTTTCACGAAGGTTGGGGCTGGTTCGTGGAAAGTACCTAGTGGAATCAATGGAGTTAAATTTTATGTAACTGGTGGTGGTGCTTCGGGTGGTTTTTCATGTGGTGGTGCTGGTGCTACAGTGATTGGGTATCTTCCAGTTGTATCAGGTCAAGTGATTGAATATGTTGTTGGTCAAGGTGGGGTAGCTCCTACTTATAATGGAACACAATCATCTATATCATTAAATGGTGATACGTTAGTCACTGCGAATGGTGGTAGGACTGGGGTATTTGCCCATGATGGCACAAGTGCAGCACAAGGTAATCTCACTTCTGATGGTGAAAATATCATAGGCAATAACCGAATTCTTATTAGGGGTGGGCATGGTGAGGTAGATACTGACGAGCCTCAAGAAGACTCCATTGGTGGTAGTTCATTTTGGGGTACTGCCCCAGCTTATGGTGGTGCTAGTGGTGCAACTGAATATGGTCCATATGGTCCGGGTGGTAATGGTGTGGTAATTTTCGAATGGTAATATTATGGCTAATGTAAAAATATCTAAAATTAAGGCTAGAAGAGGCACGGACTCTCAGCGAAAAACTGTGACATTCGATCAGGGTGAGTTGGTATATACTACCGACACCCAAAGACTGTTCATTGGGACTGGTAGTGATTTAGGTGGCAGATCTTCTGGTGCTAAAATTCATGATATTTTGACCAATTATAGCTCATTGACCACAGTAAATGCTCAGGTAAATGATATAGTCAATGTCAATAACATTTTCTATCAATTAACTTCAGCTAATTATGCGAATATTTCGTCTTGGGCCAATGTCGGTGCTAAACTAGATCCTATCTTACTGAGTTATAATGCTAGTAATCGCATTACATTGAACACTGGTTCAATATCTGCATCATACTTAGCACCATCTACAGTATCATCTGGATTGATTATCGAATCTGGAGTATTGAAGACAAATTTAAATACTAAGAGTTTGGAAATTTCAGCTTCTAAGCTATCTATCAAATCTGGTGGTATTGATGAGCGAGAAATTAATAATTCAGCATTAGGTAATGGATTATTGGGTGGTTCTGGGACCAAATTGACATTGGATGTTGATACTAGTAATTTTTACTTTGATTCAAATACTTTAAAACTTTCTAGTTTACCATCTTCATTTTTTGGTGCAGGTTTAACCTATGCTGGTGCTGTATTGACAGCTAATGTAGCAGGTTCTGATGGTGCTTCTATCATTAATACTGGTGGCACATTAGCAATTAATGATGATGCATTAGCAGGAACACCACAGTGGGCTAAATTAGCTATTGATACTTATGGTAGAGTAACTAGTCATGAATCTTCAATTTTTGGCTCATTGACTGGCAATTCAGCATTGTCTGGATACAATTCAACTAATAGTTTATCATCAATTTTCAATGGAAGACCTTCTCAAAGTCTGAGTGGTGGTGTTCCGGGTGTTAATCTAGTAGCATTTGCTGCGGTTGACTCATCAGGTAATGTTGTCACTCTATCTTCTGCTGGATTTATAACATTTGAGGGCAATACCACCACAAGAACAGGGCAAGTCATTGGTAGATTTGCTATACCAATATTCACATACTAATATATTATGGAAATTTTTCAAAATACAATATTAAAACTTATCTTTCGACAAGGAACTGATTTAGAACGAAAAACTGTAGTTCTAACATCAGGAGAATTGGGTTATACTACAGACACCAAGAGATTATATATCGGGGATGGTGCATTAAGTGGTGGTAATGTTGTCGGAAATTTATATAAAGGTGCAGTGGCTTCTATAACTTCACCATTTGCAATAACACCACAGTTTGGTGATATTGGTTATGGCACAGACCAAAGTAAATTATATGTTTTAGAATCTGGGACTGGTTCTAATCTATCAGATTGGAGAGTTATCGGTGGAGTATATACATCTAATGATAATCGAATCAATATCAGTGCTGATAACAAAATCACATTGAATGCATTGTCTGCTAATTCAGTAGCTTCTGATTTTGTAACTGGTCCTATTATCGTATCATCTGGAAGAATTGGATTATCGTCTAATATTCCTTTCCAAACAGTATCAACTAAAACTATTACAGTATCTAGTGGGCTATTAGCTAGTATTGAAGGAACTGACATCACAAATACCGCAGTAAATCCATTATCTTCTAATTTATTGATCAGATCTAATCAATTGTTCGCAAATTATGATGGGGCTGGATCTACTTTATTATATTCTCGTGGTATTGCAGCTACAAAGTTATCCGCTGGTCATTATAAGTTTACATTTGGACCATTACCAACCTCTAATATAATCCCAATAACACAAATGTTGGATTCTAATATCAAGGGATTTGAACCTAGAGTTATTTCAACCACTCTTTCATCCTGTGATGTTAAAATTGTCAATATTATACCTGATTATATCTTCACAGCATTGTCTAGTATTTCAGTTCCAGCGGATATTGATGCAAATGTGATACTCACTATTAATTACTAATATGGCATACCCAGCAGATGTATTATTACCAGTAAATGCGAAATATTTTGGAGCTATTAATCCTAAATATGCGTATAATCCTAATTGGGATATAGTCTGGAGTGTTACTTATGCATTGACAGGTGTTCAACATGGTTTTTGCACATTTTTAACCAATAAATCTACATTAACTGGTGCTATTCCCGGTCATTATATGGGTTATTCTGGTAATATTGGTGGATATATCGAAACAGATTCTGGTGAGTATATTATAGATGAATTCGGAAATAGATTGATTGACGAAAATTCAGTAATCACATTATCATCGTATGATACCTCTGGTATGTTGGGAATTGCATTTGATTCGACTGGATTATTCGCATTATCTGGTATTAATAGACCGGGTGTTGGATTATCACAAATCAAACTTAATAGTTTGATCATCAGAGATTCGAATGATGATGTTATTTTCAATGAATCATTGTCTTCATTGGATACTAACTTCATTTTGGCATCATCCACTAAAGTATATCAAACTCTAAGGTTTAGATATTCTAATGCTGGTAGAATGGTGTATGTTGATTATAAAAATGATCAATCAGACTATAAACCATTAGCGTCTGTATCATTACCGACATTCAATCCGAATAATTACCCAGTATTGTATCCAGCATTGACTTATTGCTCGCCAATATCTAGTTCAAGTATCCAACCATCTAAATTATGGTTGAAAAATTTTCATATTCAAGGAAATACTAATCCACCAACATACGAAAATTTTGAATTTGTGCCATTATCTAGTAGTGTTTTAACTAATTATACTACAGTATCTGGTATAACCGCAATCCCCATTTAATTTATGACCGTATTAGAACGTATAACTACTGAACCTGTGTGTATTCATTCTATGAAAGATCCCAATACTGGTAATCGATATTGTAATTTTTTGACTAACTCTATTGGCAGAATACATCCTGTGGATAATGCATTCTGTAATTTAACTTGTATTAAAGATGGTCCATACAATGGTAAAATTATCGATAAAGAATTAGAAAAAATATTTATACTTGAAAGTGTAAGTAAAAATAATCCTTTTTTTGTTATAGATCAAAAATTTATACAAAAAGTATTAAAAACATATACATTACCAGTTGATATAATCATTCCTAATGAATATCCAATTATATTAGAGAATTTAAAATTTTTATATGATATAAATGGATTCTATGATTTATTACTGACTGGTTCAGCCATAACAGCTAATGCAAAAAGACCATTGAAAGATTTTGATATCGCATTATGGTTTGATACATTAGAAGATTATTTAAATAATGATATTCAAAATAAATTACCAAAATATATCAATAATATTAAGGTTGATTATTTTATCATCATAGGATCTAAAGATTTATCATTATCATCATTATTTTTTTGTTGTATATCTCCGAAATATAATAAATTTTATAAATCTAAATGGTATGAATTAAATTTAACATCAATTCCTGAAAATTTAGAAATAATAGATGCTGAATGTGAGTATTTTGATCAAGTAATGAAGGAAATGTTTATAAATAACCCTAACAAATTGATTAAATCTTCTTGTTGTAATAGATAATTAATATATGGCTATTTTATGTAATGTTAATTATACTAATTGGGCGAATGATTCAGAACTAGGTAATACCAGTTGTGTATGTATCGCACTAGATCCATTGCAAATCGGGGTTGAGCCACACACTACATCCAAGATAGATGAAAAAGCATTGATTGCAGCGGGAGTTCCATTGGGTGGAGCGTTTGAATATGATGGTAAGAACTTTTTTGTTAATACTCCTCCTGACGTAGTCCCCCTTAGCGATGGGGGGGTAACCATTAATGGTTACTTTTATACTATAACCAGAATAGAAGATGATGTCGAGCCAACAACACCATCACCGACCACAACAACATCGACCACTAGTACAACCACAACTACGACAACAACGACTACAGTGTCACCAACGACTACTACATGTAATCCGTGTTATCCATTTGTTCCCACTACTCCATCTGTTCCTCCACCAGTTGTTCTACCAACAACTAGAACAATTGCGCCGATAGTGATGATCACAACTACTCCTCCCCCAAGTTCACCATTGACTATATCAATTGTGACGACTTCTACCACTGTTGCGCCTTCAACTACGTCAACAACAAGCACTACGACCATATCACCAACTACTGAGCCACCTTCTTTGATTCAACCATGTAAAAGTGGTTGCAATACTTTAAATTTCTGATAATTATAGTATGCGGAAATTGACAATCGGTATGGCGACCCATGATGATTATGATGGATTGTATTTTAGTATACAATCTATAAGATTACATCACCCTGAGATATTAAATGATATTGAATTTGTTATCATCGATAACAATCCTAACTCAGCACATGGTAAATCTATAAGAAATTTATTGAAGTGGATTAAAGAACCCGTCCAATATCTACCATTTACTAAATTTCAATCTACTACAGTCAAAAACAAGGTATTTGAGTTAGCTGATACTCCATATGTATTATGTATGGATAGTCATGTGTTAGTCGAACCCGGATCTTTGAAAAAATTAATTGATTTTTATGATAGCGGTAAGGATCTAGGAAACCTCCTACAAGGTCCGCTAATATACGATGACATGTCGTCTATCTCTACGCACTTTGAACTCGTCTGGAGTGGTCATATGTGGGGTAAATGGGCCACTGATGATAGAGGTCTGAATATAGATAGTGAACCATTTGAAATACCAGCACAAGGTATGGGTTTATTTTCTTGCCGAAAGGATTCTTGGTTAGGATATAACAAAGAATTTAGGGGGTTTGGTGGCGAAGAAGGTTATATCCATGAAAAATATCGCAAAAATGGTAAAAAAACATTATGTTTACCATTTTTAAGATGGTTGCATCGTTTTGATCGTCCTAATGGAACTACCTATCCTAATAATTTAAAGGATAGGTATAAAAATTACCTCATTGGATTCGAGGAATTGGGTTTGGATACCACCGAGTTAAAATTAAATTTCAAAGAAGTTATAGGCGACCAGCATTAACTTCACAGGTGACATCATGTAACATGCCATGATATCGTTCCTTGATATAATCATCAATTGCCCTAGGGAATACAATATTGTATTTTTTTAATTCCATATCTTTGATTTTATCTTCTAAAATCGTAAATGCTTCAACCAAACACATCCATCGAGTGAATGTTTCAATTGGCATTTCTTCGCTACTTCCATCTTTTTTATCTATGTTTACTGTCATATGTAGCGATATTATGCGCTAATTGTTTATAGATTATTATTGAACTCTTTTAATTTATCAGTTACGATTGATTCATCCAATGGTTCGCTCAATAATGTTGAATTATAAGATACTGTAACATTATATTCATTTGAGCAAGACTCACATTTGATTAAATTGTCGGTATTAGGTATAAACAATGCCTCGAATGTGTTTTTACCACATACACATGGAATTTTTACTAATTGAGCATCGAATAAATTTTCGTATTCCCGTAATACTTCAGCATCTGTATTGATAATCTTCTCATAATCCTCAATTACTCCTTTTAATGCAAAGATTTCATCTGATTCTTCAGATGTTTCTGAAGTCTTGTCTGGTTCATTATCAGTTAATATGAAATAACTCAATAATGACACTGGGAATATCAATAATGATGTGAATAGTGATAAAAAGCTAGCCCCGAATGGTGTCGCCGCTGAAAAAATTGCGATGAATACTACCCATAATGCTATAATTACACTTCTCTTTTTCCATTTGTTGGTCATAAATGTATGATAACCTACTTTTTCCCGATGTCAAATTATTTTTTCTGAAAAAATAGATATTAATAAAGTTCTTTATCTAAGAATTCATCCATAGCATCATCTGATGCGTGTTTAGTCCCAATGGTGAATTGTTCTAATACTGGATCTACGTTATTGATCAAATAATTGACCATTTTCTCAGTATTCTTTTTAAGTTTCAACAATTTCTTGTAATTTTTTAGATCTTTTACTTTTAAATAACTATCTAAAATCTTAGCTGCTTGAAAACCATGGTCAACCATTGATGCGAAATGATCTGGAACACTAGATAATTCGTATGGTAATGCATTTGGTGCAATATGAGTTTGACGCTCTTCTCTCTTCTGGATTTCCATCATTGTAGATGGGTCCAATTTATGATCGATGTCTCTAGATGCGAAATCGGTTGAATATGGATTATTTCCTTTGAGGGCCATGAGATTATTTAATACAAAAGACTAAATATATTATATGAGCGTATTCCAACGTAATTTTATTAAGGTATTGAGAGAAGCAGATAATGCTGAACTCGAACAACAATCCATGAATGCAGTATTGGACGATGGAACTAATCCAGACGATTTCAATGCGGATATGTCTAATGATATCAATCAAGATATTGACCAAGCATCTAAAATTGCATCAGATGCAATGAGCAAGAAAAATGCAAAGATCGTTGCTGAATTGGATGGATGGATTTCACAAATTGATTCATTCTTGAAATTCTTAAATGACACATCTGATCCAAACAGTATTCAATCAAGACTCGCAATGGCACAACCCGATACTGTCATGGATAAAATGAAGCAATCCCAACAAACCAATATCTCTCGTGTGGCATCTGATCTAGGAAGTTTACATCAAAAATTCTTAGGATTTAAAGGCCAGACCACCAACGCAAGATTCCGTTACGTTTAATTTTATAATCAATAAGTTACGAAAAAAAGCACCTATAGTAATTATAGGTGCTTTTTTATGTTTAGAATTCTTTAACTATAGTTATTTTATTGGGTGGTATATATTTCGTTGTAAACCCAGCAACATAATCATCGTAAATACCAACCATTGGGTCATATCGAACTTTATACGATGGGTCTAATGTGATATTCAGCAAAGCCATATATGAATCTTCCCAGTTTTCGATTAATTTCATATTTTTACTTTTGCGAATATGATTCAATTTCGCAGCGTATAAATTATTTGCTAAGTCAGTTAATAATGGATCATCTGGATCTTTAACATGGATGACATATATTCTATCATCTGGGTAATTGTATGCTGTAGTTGTCCCTCTTGGACCTATCCCTATTCTTTTAATATTTTTTAGGTTTTGTGTATTTGTTATATGATACCATTTTCTATTAGGGATTTTTTCCATATTCACCATGGTAGGAAATCTCATTTCAATAGATAATGTAATAGTTTTTTCAATTTCAGAACTGTTTATAACTTTACTGACGAAGTAACCAAATTTATATAAAAAATTATTGAAATCTTCTAAGAAATTTTTATTATTGGGATCGTATTGTAATAAAATATTGAATGATGATTCATCGAATATTGAACTCATATCCAAGAAATCTTTTCTTTGTTTAATAAAATTTCGAACCATTCGCATTGGATACGATCTTATCAACCCCTCAGAAATGATTGAGTCGTTTTCAAAACAATCAAGCATTTGTGGTCTAATGTTTAGCCAATCTTTATAGGAATCCATATTAAATATTTAATCATCTATATTAGATACCATCATCTTAAATTTTAAGATGGCGTTTTTACCACATACGCTATTCTGTTTTATGAAAGTGCTTGATATTTGATCTAATCTATTATCGACACATAATTCATTCAAATCCTTATACTTCTCCCCCCATTTTTTGGGCCATATGAAAACACATTCACCCATTTCCAATAATGAGATTGTTTTTACTCTGGAAGTTTTATCCAACCATTGGGAATCCAATACCCATATCCTATCAAATAATTTAATGGATTCCATTTGAGATTTTTGAGTCTTGGTGAAAGTGAAATCACCTTTGTTGATACCTGCAACACCCAATCCATTTTTTATAAAAAATGAATCTATCGGACCTTCGAATAAAAACACCGCATCTAATTTAGGATCTACCTTATCAATGCCATATATGGTCTTGTCAGCATTTACTTTAGATAGATATGCTGGTCTTTCATCCCAATCAAAAAGTTTTCTAGTCTGGAAGAATACGATATCATTGGATTCATCTTTAAATGGTATAATCAATCTATCGGATTGAAATTTATCTTTGATACTTATATACAATGCATCTGGACGATTGATTGCTGTATCTAATCTACGTGCTTTAATATAAGCCAAAGCATGTTTTACTTTAGTATTATTGGAATAATACTCTACTTGACTCTTATCGAATAAGTTTATCGAATCTTCTGGTAAAGTTGGTGATACGAATTTTTCAGTAGTAGTATCTACGATATAATTAACATATTCGTAATCTGAATTATCGATTTCTTCACGCATTTGAGCATGGGACATCCCTGAAACTTCTCTGATCCAATTATATGTGCTCAAATTGCTACCACAATTATAGCAAGATATATTATTACTGGAAGGATTGAACCAGCATCTTTTCTTTCTGCCCCAAGATTTACCTTCTCTACATATTGGGCAGCAAGAGTTATATTTTTCTTGAGTCTTGTAATACTTTACCTTAAATCCATATTCATAAAATTTAGAAACTACATAATCAACAGGTAAGTTGAAATCGAAGTCATTCTTTTTTTGAATCGAATTTATTCTCGGCAATTTTTTTAATGTCATTTTTTTCTGCTGTAGAAGGTTGAGGATCTACTAATTCTAATATACCATTCTTAACCCCAAAGTCAAAATCTTTTTTCGAAATCCATCGTGCATCCATCTTACCATCATAAATATCACAAAAACCATACACATCACCATGTTTTTTTACAAACATTAATGTATGACCTGTATATGATCCATCAATTACTCCGTAAGTTTCACCGAATTTAATTTTTTTCTTAAAAAACATAATAATTATGTATTAATCCATTCTACTACCCTTAATATGAATACTCAATTCTGTTTTTAGTGGCGTGTAGTATTTTTTTTTTCACTTCTTCGTTATGCTCTTGTAATTTTTTCATATTAATTCATCAACAGTGATGTGATTCTTTCTGGTTCCATCTCTATATGCCCTTTTCAACCCTAAACTAATTTTATCTTTAGTTTCGTCCGAAAGAACTTTACCTAATTTAATCATACTCATTTTTTGTTTTGTTTCTTCTGCGTGTTTTACCCTTTTAACATTCCGCATTTTTTCTTTTGTTTCTTCAGAATGCGGCTTCCTCGGTTTCCCGGCTCTAGATAACTTCATTTTTTCTCTTGTTTCTTTCGATATGCCTCGTTTTAAGGCAGATTCTTTCATTCTTTTCTTGGTTTCATCGGAAAATTCCTTTCCTAAATTACCTTCACTGATTTTTTTCTTAGTTCCTTCTGAATGTTTTTTACCTAAGTTGGCTATTCTACAATGGTTCGAATGTGCTTTGGACTTTGGTTTACCTTTACTAGCCAAACTCATTTTTTGTTTTGTTTCTTCTGAGTGTGGTCCCCTCACAGTTCCGGTTTTATCGGTGGAAAATTTACATAGGTTATAACCTTTCTCTCTATTTGTTGAATCATATAACTCTATATAAAATGATTCTCTCATCAACAAATCATTATTGTCTCTCACTTTGTCAAAATCTTTAAAAATTTCTAATATACTAACATCAAAATTCTCCCATCCATATTTTATAATAGCATTGTCGAAGTGGTATCTACCAGTTTTACAATTTTTATGAGCACATAACCTAGTTCTGATATTGACAGATTTACCAATGTAAATTTTTCCACTTATTTTACAGACTAGTTTGTAGATGCCTGCCTCTTTTGGATAACATAAAAGATCTTTCATTTATATATTTAATCATTCATGTAGAACTTGGAAATATTTTCCATGAATAAATTGTCAAGTGCAGATTTTTCAATAGCTTCTTTATAACAAGTCAATTCTATTGGGTTTCCATCGAGATCATAACCGATCAATTTGAAACATGTTAAAAACTCTCCCAATGTGCCAATCAATGCTTTATTCAATCTAACTCTATTCGGCATTTGACGCTTTTCTCTAATCTTGGAGGCTAAAGCTTCCTTAAGGATTTTAGTGATTTCATCATCACTAAAATCTTCAGAGGTAGTATTATCGTTCATACTAATTATTTAATGACTGGTCTGATATAGTCAATCAAATAGTAGTTAGAATGATTCGTAGTTAATCCTTTTTCTCGAAGATAGTGTCTTCAGATTTTTGAGGGATACCTTTCTCGATTAAGGTGGTTATAATGACTTCCATAGATTTCGTCTTCAAATTAAAGTTTTTGATAAACTTATTGTTACCATCGTTGAATTCGAATACGATATCTCCTCGAAACTCCTTACTCTCGTAACAAGTAATGATTAGGGATGCTCCACCGGGGTCAACCATAATGGACCATCGACGAGGATCTAGCATCGCATAATCTTTGAATAATCTAATAGTTACAAATCCTGAATCTCTCAATCTTTTGATGAAGTAACTCCCTGTAGTGATTTTATTTTTTTGTGTCATCTAGTTAAGCTGCTTATAATGTAGTTTAATGTTATGTCTCCTGATGATATGGAAATTTTCCCAATACCATTTTTTGAAATATAAAATTTAGCAGTATCTGAACCAGCAAAATCGATCAGTCTGACATTATCTAAATTTAAGATAAAATCATCCATATCGAAATCCACATCACCATCAGTGATTGTCAGCGCATCGGTGTTGGTCATCGATTTATCCGCTAAACTCCATGTTAGTTTCCCATCACGGGAATATACGTATAATTTATTAGTATCTTTGAAAATACTACTAGTTTTCAATAAACTTTTAAGAAATGTATTAGTGAACTCGAATTCATAATCAAAGTTCAATGATTTGATTTTCTCTAAAGTAATTTTAGGTTTTGTTAAGATTCCCTCATCATATAAATGATATGTGAATTTTATGGAATTGCCTTTATAATTTAGATTATTTTTCTTTAGTTCGAAGTTTATCGTATCACTTCCCACCATATCAACTAATTTAGATAACTTGTTGAGTGATGGTAAATTTAATTTAGTTTCAATATCGAAATCACCTTCTAGAGATGACCAAAGAAACATACTTCTATCGTCAGAAGCGGCGATAGAGTATATTTCGTCAGTCTTGACCTCTAAAATCGATGTATCACTGATATTCGATAAGGAGTTTAAAAATATTTTAAACTCCTTTGACTTTAGTTTCAAGTTTGATTGGTGCATTTTTGTTCTTCGATTCTAGCAAAGAAATTATCTTTTGCAATAACTTATTATTTTTTTCTAAGAGATCATTAGTTTTCTTTTGCTCACTGACGTTAAAGTTAAATTCCATTTGATCTTCATTTGAAACTGGTAATGGCTGTTGATATACAGGTGTAATCACTTGTTGTATTACTTCAGGTGCAGGTGGAGTATATATTGGTGTCTGTAATGATGGATTAGGTTGAATTGGGCGTGGTGCTTGAAAATTTTGTCGAATATTTCGTTGAATATTTTCAAGCCCACGCTTAATTTTCGAACTACCATCATCAAATGCACCATTCAATACAGGATTATCGGAAGTCATACTTTCAATCATCTTGGATTGAGCATACATGGGGCCAGCAAGCCCCACAAGAAGCTCCAGATCTTCTGGAGCTAATGGTTCATATTGTTCAGTAGTTTGCATATTTTTAATCTTCTAAGTCTAATCCAGCTAATAGTTCATCGACATCATCTTGGACTTCTGATTTCGCAAAATCCATTGGGATATAGTCATCTTCTTCCACCACAGGCTTAGAAGTTGGCTTGCTAGCAATTTGTTTGGCGATTTCGGTCTTCTTCTCTTCAGAAGAACAAAAGAAATGCTCTTCCAATAGACGATTCAACTCGTCTTCAGTCTTAACAGGATAAATCTCTCTAAGATTATGAACTTGTTCATAAATCTTTTCGATTTCATCGTCATCCAGAGATAATTTAGATACATTAGTGAAGAATGATTCTGAGAATGTGGTATATTCTCCTTGCTTCTTCGCCTTGACCTTAAGGTCCGCTCCATCCTTAGACAGATCGAAAATTCTAGCACCAAATTCTTCGGATCTGTCACCAGTCATAGCATCATCTACGATGCCTTTTAATTGATAACCCATCTTTAGGATTTGAACTGTCCCATTTAACTCTGGTGTCGCTGGATTATCGATCCAGAGAGCATTTACGAACCAATTTTCCTTTTGGTCGATTGGTGATTTGAATGTAATCTTCTTACCTTGTGCATCAACACCCGGATTAGGATTAGCATCTACCCATTCCTTATACATCTTCCATCTCAAGTT